GCAAGACTTATGGAAATGAAGATAGATGCAAACAATGTCCGTTTAATACCAAAGGTTGTATTGTTACAGACGGAAACTGCATTCCAACAGATTGGAGAGTTGGGGAATTGATGCGGTCGATAGAGATGCCAGACAGAAAGGAGTGAAACTGATGCAGATTCTGATTGAGATTTCTAAAGAGGCTTATGAGAAGATTCAGACAAAGTCCATGTTGATTAGCGCCTCAGCCATTGAGGAGGTTGTTGACGCGGTCAAGCATGGGGAAGAGTTCAAAGGTTGGGTTCCGATAAAGCTCAGAAAGCTCAAGAAAGACGAAAAGCCGATTTATAAAAATATGCCTTATGTGAGTGAGACTATGATATATGATTGTCCTCTGCCAGAGGATGGGCAAGATGTTTTAATCACTACAAATAGAGGCGGGGTTGACCATGATTATTTTGTAAGTGATGCAGTTGATGGATGTTATTTTGAAAATTGGTACGATGTCGGTGATGTTGTCGCATGGATGCCGTTGCCAGAACCATACAAGAAGGAGGAAAGCGAATGAGTATCTTTTCTGATTACGCGGTGGGAGCTTTGTCGGATGAAGAGTTCGAGTTCGAGGGCGTGAGAATGAACAACGAAGACAGGAGCATCAGAGACATATACGCGAGTGATTATTTCCATCACAGATGCCCGTATACGAATTTACATTGTGAGACCTTCGATTGTGAGAATTGCGAGGTCGAGATGAGTGAGCGCAAATACGCAGAAGAACTCGATGCCGATGAGGAACTTGAGGGAGTTGAGGAAGTAGTTGAGGAAGTAGTTGAGGAAGATGAGGTTGATCCAGATTGGGATCGTGAGGCCGAGGAAGATTTCAAGCGGGCGTGTGAGCGTGATGAGGTCTATCACGAGGAACACAGATTCAGCGGTTTATTGGAGGATGACGCATGAGTGAAGAGAGCGAGAAGGATTTCAAGGAGTATGTCGAGAAGTATTGCCGTAAACACAAGATAAGCCCGGAAGAGGCCGAGAAGCATTATCTTGTCAAAGCATATAAATCGTATCTGGAGGAACGGGATGCGTTGAAAGGGGTAAACAATGACGGTCAAGGAATGGTATGATTTTTTCAATTCGGTAAGAGCTTATGACCACAAGATTCGGCGTTTAATTTACACTTTGGCGGAACTGAGATATTGCGTTCTGCCGAGTGGAGGAAATGACAATCCCGCGGTTCAGCATTCCCGGGACGGGTCACAGATCGAGAAGGTCATGGAGCGGATTGTGTTGTTAGAGGACGAGCTCGAGGGCGTGAAGCAGAAAAAAGCCGATGCCATCATGAAGATAGACGAGACGCTTCGAACGATGCCAGAGGGCGCGGAAAAGACCATCTTATATGATTTTTATATCGGGCGGATTCCCATGAAGAAAATCTCTGACAATGTCGGCTATTCGATAAAGCATTGTTACAAGCTCCGAAAGAGGGCCGTGGAAAGGATGGCAGATGATGAAACTATCAATAATAATACCGACTTATAATGACGGGGCCTATATTGACGAGCTCATCCAGAGACTTTTCCAACAAACAACAAAAGAGGTCGAGATCATTGTTGTGGATGATGGCTCTAAAAAGCCGTATGTGTCACCATACAAGGGAATCAAGGTTATTAGACAGGAGAACAAGGGAGTCTCAGCGGCCCGGAACGCGGGTCTTGACGCGGCGCGAGGTGAATGGGTGGCGTTTATCGATGCCGATGATCTTGTCTCTGACGATTACATCTCGAGGATCATGGAAGAGCTCGAGAACAATCCCGATTATATATATCTGTCATGGGAAACCTTCGGCGGGGTATGGGATTATAAAGTCATACTCCAGAGCGTTGATGACAAGTTCCCGCCATTTAATCTTTGTTGTTGGAACAGGGTTTACAGGCGCTCAATGATAGGTGATGTCAGATTCAACGAAAGAAAACAGATTGCCGAGGATGCTCAGTTCATAGCAGATGTTTCAGAAATCGGTCAAAAAAAGGGCTTTATTGGCGGAAAATCGGTCTATTTTTATCGGACAACGCATCGGAGCTCTTTGACGGAGCGGTTCAACAACGGCGAGATCGATATGGACAGAATTATCTATCACATCACGGAGCCACCGAAAGACCCGAAGCGTCTGGCAGAACAGATAAAAGCCGAGATAAGGGATGCAGAGGTCATTGTCATGACTCATTTATCCATCCCGGAGCTTGATGGGTTGTGCATGGTCATTCCGCCTCAGCCTCTGGCGGGAACGGAGCTCCGCGGAACATATACGCCTCTTTTTCGTCAGATTGTAAAACCTGCGAAAGCTCAAATTGTAATTTATCAAGGCCGCATTCACGAGGTCGGCGGCGTTGAGACTTGGATGTATAACTTTGTTAAGACTTTCAAGGATAGCTATGACATCATAGTTCTTTACCGTGACGCGGAATCGAGCAAGGATCAAATCGCGAGGTTGTCGAAAATGGTTCCCGTTGTCTTTGTCGGAAATCAGTTCATTCTCTGCGACACGCTCCTCAACATGAGGATTACTGACCCGATACCGAGCAAGATAAAGCCAAAGAGAATTATTCAGCTCTGCCATCTTTGTCAGATGCGTGAAAATTACAAGATTCAGCCTCAGCATGACCTTGTTGTCTTTCCATCCGAGGCGGCGCGGTTGTCTTTTAAGGATCAAGTTGACGGAGTGGTTATTCAAAACCAAACTTTGTCGGAGAAGGTAAAAAAGACGCTGATTCTCGTCACGGCCTCGCGGTTTACCTACGAGAAGGGAGAGAAGCGCATGAGACTCTTGGCGGAGAGATTGACCGAGGCGGGGGTTCCGTTCGTCTGGTGGGTATTCTCGGATAAAACAATCAAGCCGATTCCCGGTGTTGTCCAGATGGGAACCTCGTTCGACATCAAGCCATACATCGCGGCGGCTGATTACCTCGTTCAACTATCTGACCGCGAATCCTTCTGTTATAGCCTCGTGGAGGCCCTTGAACTAGGTACGGCGGTCATTTGTACTCCGCTTGAAATTCTGCCCGAAATAGGCGTAAAAGACGGCGAGAACGGCTATGTAATTCCCTTTAGTGGAGAACTATCTGATGACCTTATTGGAAAAATCTCGACCAAGATTCCTCGGTTCCGATACAACCGCAAGGAGAAGAACAAAGAGATTGAGGCGCGGTGGCGTGAGATTTTGGGAGATACTAAGCCGCAATGGAAACACCTTGACGGCATGACTACCATCGAGATTATGAGACCATATTTTGACACCGTATTAAAGCGCATGGTTCAGCCCGGAGAAAAGCTGACAATGGAACCGCACAGGGCAGAAAAGATAATTTTTACGGGATATGCGAAAGTTGCGACAAATGCGAATTTCAATGTGTTATAATGTTATTGTGGAGAAGAGGTTCAAGAGCGAGCCTCTTCTTTCCTTTTCCATTGGGGGTGGTTCCCCGGACTCATACGAAGGGGGCGAGCTGACGCGGTTCGTCCCTTGCGTTATTATTGGAGGATCATGGCGCGAGACTTTTCGAAATCATTTTATCACTCGCCAGAGTGGCAGAAGGTACGGCAAGCGGTTCTCATGCGCGACAAGTATCTTTGTGTGAAGTGTGGTCGGCCTGCTGAGGAAGTACATCACAAGACTCACTTGTCTCCATCGAACATCGGTGACATCAGAATCACTTTGAACATGGAGAATCTGGTCTCGCTCTGCCGTGAGTGTCATTTTGAGGAACACCGTGGCGAGCATGGTCAAGGCCGCAAAGCCTCGGAACGAGATGATTATCCATACGAGTTCGATTCCAATGGAATGCTGATAGAGAAGCGAGAACGCGAATATCCCCCTAGTTGACATTGGTGTCATAAACCAAGGGTACCGATGGGGCGGTCTTTGATCTTTATGAGCGAAGATGCATATAGTTTTTTGGAAAAAGACGAACATTTGAAAACTTGAAAGGAGTTCCCACAAGATGACGGTGAATGGGCAGAGAAAAATTGAGATGCTTGCCACAACCGACTTGATACCCTACGCAAACAACGCAAGGACGCATTCTGAGGAACAGATCGAGAAGATTTGTCGGTCAATCGAGGAGTTCGGGTTCATAAATCCCGTTTTGATTGACGAAAAGCAGATGATTGTTGCGGGGCATGGTCGCGTTATGGCGGCGAAGAAACTCGGGATGGATAAAGTCCCTTGTTTGAGAATCACGGGGTTGACGGAGACTCAGATTCGAGCGTATATTCTGGCAGACAACAAACTTGCAGAGGATGCCGGGTGGGATGATGAGATTCTAAAAATTGAACTCGGCGAATTGATTGACCTTGATTTCGATATAACGATTGCGGGGTTTGATTTCGAACAAGACGATACTCCAGAGGAGATTGTGGAGGACGAAATCCCGGAAGAAGTTCCGACAATATCAAAACTCGGTGATCTTTGGATTTTAGGAGACCATCGATTGATTTGCGGTGACAGTACCGATGTTGATGTCATCGATAAACTAATGAACGGTCAAAAGGCCGATTTACTTCTCACAGATCCTCCCTATGGGATTGATGTGGTTCAAGGTAAAAAAGTAGGCGGAGACAAAGCCATCACAGTAAAGGGCAAAGTTGGCGGCGGGAAAATAGTAGAATCTCACGAATACGCACCTATTATTGGAGACGAGACAACCGACACGGCAAGAGCCTCTTATGATGTCGCGCTGATGAACTCAAACAATCAAATCATTTTTGGCGGAAATTATTTCACGGATTTCCTTCCGCCGTCAAGATGTTGGATTGTCTGGGATAAAGAAAACACCGGGAATTTCGCTGATGCCGAGCTCGCGTGGACTTCTTTTGACAAGGGCGTTCGCTTATATCATTTTATGTGGAACGGCCTATGCCGAGAAGGTAGTAGAGAAGTTGAGGGAAAATCGAGAGTCCATCCAACACAAAAGCCCGTTGGAATGCTCGGCGAGATTTTGAAAGACTTCTCACAAGAAAACAATCTGATTCTAGATCAATTTGGCGGGTCTGGTTCGACTTTGATCGCGTGTGAACAATTACATCGAAAGTGTTTTATGTGCGAACTAGATCCTCATTATTGCGATGTTATAATCCAACGGTGGGAAAAACTCACGGGAAAGAAAGCGGTGTTAGAGAATGGATAAACAAAGAGAGTTATTCATTCAAGAGATAAACCGCTTAGAGTCTGCTATTGGAACAACTCGCTCGCCATACCTCAAGCGAGATTATTCCAAAGCAATTAAAACCATGAGAAAGGAGCTCCGGGATTATGACCGATTCAAAAAAAAGACCGAACCTAAATGAACAGGCACAAGAGATTCTGGCTATTGCCGAGAAGCACGGCGTGGAACAGAATTTTTTCTTTTTAACAACATTCAAGCGTTATCAAGTCCAGATTACTATTTTAACGGAGCTTGAAAAGAAGATCAAAGAGGACGGAACCCTCGTCACGAAGGAATATGTCAAGGGTCGGGAAAATGTCTATACACATCCAGCGATTGCCGAGTACAACAAGACATCAACCGCTGCAAATCAGACGGTGACAACCCTCATGAAAATCATCACCACGCTCCGCAATAAGGACGATGACACGGCGGATGAATTGCTCGATTTCCTGCGCGGAAATGACTGAGTTTGAGAAATATTTTGGCGGGATCGTTGATGGAAAGATTGTCGCGTGCGATAAAATGAAGCGGATGAGCGAGATTCTAATCGAGCGGTTTCTTGCTCCAGATCAATATCATTTTGATTATGACATCGCACAACGGCACACAAAGTTTATCGATCAATTTTGCAAACAACCCTCTGGGGACATTGGAAAACCGCTGAAACTTGAGTTATTCCAAAAGGCGAGGCTCCAAGCGCTTTTCGGTTTTGTCGATGATAACAACATCCGACAATATAACGAATGCCTCATCATTGAGGGCCGTAAAAATGGCAAGACAACAGAGACCGCCGCGGTTGAGATTGATTTGTTGGTAAATGACCGCGAGGGCGCTCCTCAGATTTACAACCTCGCCACGATGCTCGAACAGGCAAAGCTAGGATTCAATGCCGCTCATAAAATGGTCATGCAGAATCCCGTTCTGATGAAATGGATCAAGAAGAGAGCGGCTGACCTTTACTGTTCGATCAATTTTGGCTTTATAAAGGCGCTCGCCTCAAATAGTAATAGCCTTGACGGTCTGGATGTTCACGGGGCCGTCATTGACGAACTAGCGGCAATCAAAGACCGCGATTTATATGACCTCATCAAACAAGCAATGGGAGCCAGACGGCAACCGTTGCTTTTTTGTATCACAACGAACGGATTTGTCAGAGACTCCATCTTCGATGCTCAGTATGCATACGCGGCCTCGGTGATCGATGGTTCCGTCAAAGATGAGCATTTTCTGCCGTTCATATATGAGCTCGATTCCCCGGAGGAATGGGATGACCCTCGTTGTTGGATAAAGGCGAACCCGGGCCTCGGAACGATCAAGTCCACCGAGTACCTTGAGCAGATGGTCGCAAAGGCGAAGAGTGATCCCTCATTTAAACCAACGGTCATGGTGAAGGATTTCAACCTCAAGCAGAATCCCGTCACTTCTTGGCTGAGGTTTGAGGAGCTCATCAATGAGACAACCTATGAGATGAGTCAAATCTCGAATAGTTACGCAATCGGAGGGTGTGATCTATCCGCCACAACCGATTTGACTTGCGCGACTCTTCTTATAAGAAAGCCCAACGATGAGAATGTGTATGTATTGCAACACTATTTCATCCCACAAGGAAAGATTGACGCTCTGGAGCAGACGAAGTCAAAAGAGGCTCCCTATAAGCTATGGGCGGAACAAGGTTGGGTAACAATCAACGAGGGCGCGGCGGTCGATTATTCGAAAGTTACGGCGTGGTTCGTTGAGATGGTCGAGAAGTATGACATTCGGCCTTTATGGATTTGTTATGACCGGGCATTGTCGGGCTATTGGGTTCCAGAGATGGAGGCTTATGGCTTCGAGATGGAAAAGACCGCACAGGGGCCGTTCACATGGTCTCAGCCAATGAAAGAGATGGGAGCGGCGTTCCACGATCACAAGGTCATTTATAATAACAATCCCGTTCTCCGTTGGTGTCTTGCCAACACGGCACAGAAAGCGCTCAACAAGGACGGCATCGAAACAATTCAGCCCGTCAAGATGCATCAAGACAGGCGAATCGATGGCATGGTCTCCCTTCTCAATGCTTGGGTTGGCTATGTAAAACACTATGACGATTATATGCCGTATGTGAGGTAAGGAAACATGGGAATTTTATCAACACTATTCAAGCCCGTGAAAAAGGATCAAACAAGAACATACACGCAATTCCAAGAGCTCGGGACATTTAAGTCCTTCTTTGGCGGATTTGGGCCCGACATCTATCAGAGCTCCATCGTGAGGAGTTGCATTCGGGCGTTGGCGGAGCATACAAGCAAGGCAAACCCCGTATGTACGAACAAATCAATCGAGCGGATTTTGTCAGTTCGGCCCAATAGGTACATGAACGGAAAGGCAATGCTCCAGAAGCTGAGAACGATCCTAGAGGTTAAGAACACGGCTTTCCTCTTTATTGAGAGAGACGATACGGGCGCGGTGATTTCATTTTATCCCATTCCATACGCCGAATTTTCCCCGGTGGAATATGCGGGCGGTCTGTTCATTGAGTTTACATTCTTAGGAATGGCTGCGAACACGCTCGTTATTCCTTGGGAGGATTTAGCGGTTGTCAGAAAAGATTTTCTATATAGCGACATCGGCGGTGAATCGAACGCTCCCTTGCTCCCGACTTTGGAAGTGATCCAGACCATGGATGACGGCCTCAAGAACGCGGTCAAGTCAACGAGCAATCTCCGCGGCATCTTGAAGTCAACCAAGGCAATGCTTTCACCGGATGACCTCAAGAAGCAAAAAGACAATTTCGTTCGTGATTATGTGAATCTTGAGAATGCCTCTGGCATCGCGAGCCTAGACGCAACGCAAGAGTTCAAGGAAATCAACATCAATCCGAAGACGGCGAGCGCTGAGGATTTGAAATCATACAAAGAGTTCGTTTATGAATACTTTGGCATGAGTGAGAGCATTGTTAAGTCAGACTATGACGAGACCAAATACGATGCGTTTTATGAGAGCAGAATCGAGCCGTTCTTGGTTGATCTATCACTCGAGCTCACGGGAAAGATATTTACTCCCCGGGAGATTAGCTTCGGGAACGCGGTGACATTTGAGTCAAACAGACTTCAGTATGCTTCAGCCAAGACCAAAATCAGCATGGTTCAGCTCGTAGATCGAGGACTCATGACCCCGAACGAGTACAGACAATTATTCAATATGGCTCCATACGAGGGCGGTGATGAGTTCGTCTTGAGACTTGACACGGCAAAGACGGGAGACAGTACGGAGGGAAATAACGATGGCAATTAGAGAGAACAGAGAGTATAGACAGGCCCCAATGTTTGAGGTAAGGGCGGCGGCTGAGGGCGAAGAGAAGTCCTATGAGGTTTCCGGGTATGCAACAACTTTCAACGATGAGTATGTCTTGTTTGAGAGTGACGGCATTCAGTACAAGGAGCAAATCCTCGCTGATGCCATTGATGAAAACACCGATTTGTCGGATGTGATTTTCGTCAAGGATCATGAGGGAACCGTATTCGCAAGAACTCGCAACAACACGCTCGTTCTGGAAAAGGATGAGCATGGCCTCAAGGTTAGAGCTGATATGAGCAAGACTCCCACGGCCCGCGAAGCGTTCGAGGAGATCGCGGCGGGGATGTATGACCAAATGAGTTTTGCTTTCACCGTTGATGATGATGAGTACAATTCAGAGAACCATCTGAGAACCATCAGACACATCAAAAAGCTCTATGACACTTCATTTGTATCTTTCCCGGCAAACCCGGGCACAGATATTGGCGTGGCAACTCGTTCCCGTTTTGATGGATTTATCGAAGCGGAGCAAGCGGAGAGACTTGAGAGGGAAAAGCGCCTCAACATGGCGAAAGCCAGATACAACTATCAAACCAATAAATAGGAGGATGAAAAAATGAACTTAAAGGACATCGAGAAGAGAATGTCTGAGCTTGACGAGATCGTTAAGAACGCACAGACCGAGGAAGAGATTAACAACGCAATCGAGGAGAGAAAGTCCCTCAACGAGAAAAAGGCAGAGCTTGAGAAGTTAGAGGCTCGCCGCGCACAGGCTATGGCTATCCAGAACGGACAGGTCATCGCAAGAAGCATCGAAGCTCCAAAGGCTAATGCCGCAGAGGTTCGCAATTCTGAGAAGTACATCAACGCATACGCCGAGTACATCAAGACGGGCAAGGACGCAGAGGTTCGTTCCCTGTTGACGGAGAATGTGACGGGCTCTGGCACTATTGCCGTTCCCGACTTTGTTTATGACATCATCAAGACCTCTTGGGACAAGAACGAGATCATGAGCAAGGTTAAGAAGGTTTCCGTAAAGGGCAATCTCAAGGTTCAGTTCGAGATTTCTGGCACTGATGCCGTATTCCATGACGAGGGTTCTGGCGCGGTTGCAGAAGAGACTCTGACCGAGGGCATCGTAACCATGGTTCCCGCAAATATCAAGAAGTGGATTAGCTTCTCCGATGAGGTTATGTCCATGAGAGGCGTGGCATTCCTCAACTACATCTATGACGAGCTGACTCAGAAGATCGTTAAGAAGATGGCTGATACCATGGTGGCAAAGATTGAGGCTCTTGATGGAACGGGTTCCGCAACCGCTCCCAAACAGAGCGTTATCACCGTTGCTCCTGCTATGGCAACCGTTGCAACCGCAATCGGCAACCTCTGCGATGAAGCTACGAACCCTGTTATCATCATGAACAAGCTGACCTACAAGAATTTCAAGACGGTTCAGTATGCTAACGGCTACGGCGCCGATCCTTTTGAGGGTCTGGCCGTTCTGTTCAATAGCACTCTGCCCGCATACGATACCGCAAGCACTAACGACACTTACATGATCGTTGGTGATCTTGGTTATGGTGCTCTTGCTAACTTCCCGAACGGCGAGGTTATCGACTTCAAGTTTGATGAGCTCACCAGAAAGAAAGAGGATATGATCGAAGTTCTCGGCAAGGAGTATGTCGCAATCGAGGTTATCGCTTGCAAGGCATTCACCAAGGTTAAGAAGCCCGCGGCTATTTAATTATGATTAAAGCGCGTGTTTTGTTTACCTTTATTGACAAAACCACGAACGAGCAACGCCTCGAGGGCTCCGTTGTTGAACTAGAGGAATCTAGGGCGGCGGAGCTCAAGGCGCTCGGCGCGGTTGATTTCGCTGAGAGGCCGAAGACAGAGGCGGAATCGAAAGAGGAGCCGAAAAAGAAAGCTCCATCCCGGAGGAAAAAACAATGACGATTTTCGAAAAGGTAAAGTTAGCGCTGAGAATCTCGCATGATATGCTCGACAATGAAATCAATGATGCCATCAAATCGGCACGGCTCGAGATGATTCGGGCGGGGGTAGATCGGACGGTTGCAGAGGGCTCGAGTGAGCTTGTAGAGACCGCCATCAAAACTTATGCGTTGGCTTATCCACCTTTAGTTGGAAATCTAACAGATGGCGAGAAATACATGAACGCTTTCAAGTATCAGCTCGACAATCTGAGGAAATCAAGCGGGGGTGATGTGAATGTATAACTCCATCATCAAACTGATAAAGGAAGTTCGAACGGTTGACAGTTACGGAGATATGAAAGTCACGGAGATTGAAAGACCTGTTTTCGCGGAAGTCAAGTCCATCGGGCAAAGCGAGTTCTATCAAGCCGCCGCGGTCGGTCTCAAGCCCGAGATCAAGTTCGTGATTGCTGATTTTCTGGACTACCAAGGGGAAACAAAGCTAAAGTATGAGCCTTTTAACTTGGCTCCGTCTTTAGTCCCCGGAGACAATGTCCTCCCAGATGATGACCTCAACCCGGCAAGAAACAAAGAGATTACTTATGACATTATCAGAACATACCGAACGGGATTGACGCTCGAGATCGTTTGTAACAAGGGAGTGGATAAATCATGAGTCTACCAAAATCCGTTGTCAGATTCAAAAAGGGGAATGTTGAGTATGTGTCGAATGTTGACGCTTGCAACTATACCATTCGCGAGCTGACAAGGGCCGCGTTGCGTGATGTCGGAAAGTTCGTGACTCGTCTCGTTAATGATAAGGCTCTCAAGTTATACGGCGGCGGTCTTGGCAAGACGAACAGGATCATCCCTCACAAGGGTTCCGACAGGAGCAAGTTGGCATTCGGATATTGGGCGCGAAAGCGCGAATGTGATTTGCAAGTAGGAGTAAAACACAGTTCTTGGTACGGCGAAGATCAAGAGCTAGGTTCTGACGGTATGCCGAAAAAGGCTTTTATTAGAAATACGGTTTACGATAACATCCCCACGATTATCGAAATCGAAAGCAAGTATTTATCGGGCTTGGAGGATGAGGCGAAAGCGCTGAACATGATCGAATCCGAGGACGATTATGAAGGGAGCGGAGACGCATGACAGGGAATGAATTGAGAGAGCTCGTCAAGGGTAAGCTAGACACTCTTTGTCAGAATGTATTTTATTATCTGGCGGATGACGGGGCTATGTATCCACATATCGTTTTCAATCTCGCTCGTTCAAACAAATACGATTTCGCCCGGGATGATGTGACGCTTGACATTGATGTCTTTACAAAGGACGAAGCCGAAGCGCAATCCTTGGCGGATAGGATCGAGACCATGTTCAATAACTTAAACGATCCACAGAACGCTTTTCTCCCGACTTTTTTCGTTGAGAGAATCAATCAAGTGGCGGAATCAGACAAATCTATCCGACACAAGTCCATTGAAATATCTGTTCAGAATTACGAAAGGAGATAAATCAAAATGGCAAACACCACATATCAAGGTTCTGGAGCCGTTGCCTCTGGAGATTTCAAGGCCGTAAAGTGGGTTGGCAAGACCAAGGGCGGAAAGTCCGTAACGATTGAGATGGCGAAAGCAATTAACACCTCTAACATCGATTGGACTTTTGCTGAGAAAGATGATCTTGTAGCAAGCGTGACCTTCGAGGGCGTTTATTCCAATACGGACAACACCTCCACCGATACAACGGAGCCTTGGAGCATCACTCTGGAGGATGGAGCGCAGGCAGGCGCGGCGGGAATCCTTCTCGGCGCGGGCATCTTCTACATTGGCGGAACCGCGGTTGCACTCACTCGCGGCGGCGGTCAGTTTGTAGTTGAAAGAGAATACAGAGAGATCAATGCTGACGGAGATCGCGGCGCGGTTGAGGGTCGAGTTGTGATGGAATCCGCTCGTCCGAAACTGACCATGAACGCTCTGACCGTTCTCGTTCGCTTGGCTGACCTTTATCCGAGCATCGTAACAGTATTATAAAAACTAGGCCCTTGTGTATTTTATCGATGCACTAGGGCCTTTTTTTTGAAAGGAAATCGTATGAGAAGATTAAAAACCACAGATGTATTCGCCGCGATGAGAGTCATCAAGGCGGCGGGGATCAAAGACGAAGTAAAACGCATTGCACTAGAGGCAAACGAAAGTAAAAAAGACATCAATGTTCGAGAGGTCGGCGCGGAGCTGATTCTTTCAATCTTTGAGGGATTGGCAGAGAAAAAGGCCGAGGCCATGGCATACGAGTTCTTGGCGGGCCCTCTGGAGATGTCCCCGGACGAAATCGGCGAGTTGAGTATTGCTGATTTGATTGAAAAGATAAAGGAGCTCGGAAAACTCGAAGACGCTGAGGGTTGGAAGAATTTTTTCGCATCATTGGGGGATTTAATCAAGTAGAACTGTTTGACTTGCTTCTGCGGAGGTATTCAAACATTGATTTTATAATGAGTCTCCCTTTTGATGAGTTTTGCGAGTTCGTTGTTGTGGCATCGGAGAAGATGCAAGAGGAAGAAATCAAACAACAATGGAATCAGATGCTCCCGTTCATGTGCATGAAGTTCCTCAAGTATGTTCCTTTTGATGAGTATAAACAGGGCATCACCGGGGAAAACATCGACACGAGACCGAAAGAACAGATTATAGACGAAATCTTGAAACTACACGGCATGGAGAGTTTGTAGGATGGAAATATTTAAACTATTTGGTTCGATTTTGGTCGATACCGACAAAGCCGAAAACTCAATACAGAAAACCGATGAAAAAGCCCTTGATTTGGGAAAGACACTCAGCAAGGGCGCGGAGACGGCGGGGAAGTTCGGTCTTGCTCTTGCCGGGGGCGCGGCGGCGGCGGGAACCGCAATGCTTGCCGTTGCCAATGATACCGCGAAGACCGCTGATGAGATTGACAAGGCATCAATCAGAATGGGCGTATCGGCGGAATACTTCCAAGAGCTGAAATACGCGGCAGAATCTTCTGGCGTTGAGATGTCCACATTCGAAAAGGCCGCCAAAAAGCTCGAGGGAACAGACATCAATTTCGATGAGGCAATGGCTTCGATCTATGCTCTGGGAACGGAGGAAGAGAGAGCGGCGAAAGCGGCGGAAATCTTCGGTGAGTCCGTTGCGTATTCCATGGCTCCGATGCTCCAGATGAGCGGCGAAGAAATGGACGAGATGACCAAGAGGGCAAATGACCTCGGTCTTGTCATGAGCGGGGACGATGTAAAGGCGGGCGTGAAATTCGGTGACACCATGGCAGACATCACAAAGAGCCTCAAAGCCCTCGGAACTCAACTAGGGTCTGCTTTGATGCCCATGGTTCAGAAGTTCGCCGATATGGTTCTTGCTTTCCTTCCGAATCTTATGGGAATTATGGATCAACTCATCCCGGTTGTGGTTCAGCTCGCCGATGCCGTTCTCCCTCCGCTGATGGATTTGATTGAACAGATTCTCCCCGTGGTTCTAGAGCTTATTACGGAGCTAATGCCTTTTGTGTCTCAGATCATCTCGGAACTTCTCCCGGTGTTCTTGAGCCTCATTCAGACGATTCTCCCTCCGTTGATGGAAATCATACAGACCTTGCTCCCGATACTGATGACCGTTCTAGATGCTCTGATGCCCGTTCTCGAGCTCGGTTTGTCTCTGCTAAAGCCTATACTTGACCTCGTTCTCGGTCTTGTTTCGCCTTTATTGGAGATTGTTGGAACTATTCTGGAGCCCATCACCAAACTGATTGATAAGCTCGTCAAGGGGCCTCTGTCAAACCTCACTCCCGTTCTCGAGGGTTTGAGCTCCATCCTTAGTGATGTAATCGGAACCTCCATCGAGTATGTGATGAAGAAGGTCGAGCTTGTAACGAATGTATTTAGCGATTTAATTGATTTCGTTTCGAGCGTGTTCGCGGGGGATTGGGAAAAGGCTTGGAATGCCATCGTCAAAACCTTCGGTGACATTTTCACGGGCATTGTCGAGCTCGTGAAAGTTCCTCTGAACAAGATCATCGAGCTATTGAACGGCGCGATTGACGGATTCAACGCCATCCAGATTCCCGATTGGGTTCCCGGTGTTGGCGGAATGGGTCTCAACATCCCGAAGATACCGAAACTTGCGAATGGTGGCATCATTGACGAGCCCGGTGTTGTTATGGTCGGCGAGCGTGGCCCGGAGCTCCTTAATCTGCCGAGTGGCGCGAGCGTGAGTCCTCTGAACAATATCGATTATGACAAGATGACCACGGCATTTATCAGAGCGCTTCGAGAAGTTGCTCCAGAACTTGCCACGAACATCCGTGTCGAGGGCAACCGTGACAATCTTGTTGAGGTATTACTCGAGGAGAATCAGAAGAGTATTTACAGTACGGGGAGGGCGTTGTTTGAATGAGTTATTTAGGTTATAGGGTAAAAATCGGGAATACCATCATTTATTCGAACCTCATCGCCCCCGGCTCGTACAGTTTAACGAAAAATGAAAGAGTTATTTACAAGTGGAAGGACGCGAACGAGGTCGAGCATCACGATGTCAGCGGCAATCCCAAGGTTCAGATTACCTTTTCCATTAGAGACAGGAGCATGGCGGAACAGGCATCGATTGCGGGTATCTTTTCAAGTTATAAGAACCTAAGCGTCACCTATTGGGACGATGTCGCGGCTGATTATGTGACGGGAACCTTCTACATGACTCCGCCAACCTTTACGCATCACAACGCGCAGGCGGGCTCCATCATGTACGATCCGACACAGATCACTTTGACGGAATATTAGGAGGGCTCAAATGGTCAACTATGCAGACGCGGCCCTTTTCCTCCAAGACGGAATCGGGAAACAAATTGAAATTGCATATAGTGGCGGAACCATTACCAACAACAAGCTCGCAAGTCAAGATTTCACTTTGACGGAAAAGCTGACCTCGAACGGCTCTTTCGTTCTGGGGGAATGCAATGCCGGGATGATTGAGTTCTCGGTTGGTTATGGCACAGACCCGCTCGAGGGTGAGGAGCTGACGGTCTCTATCACTCCCACGGGCGGAGCATCGTTCCAAATCGGCTTGTATACCGTTGTTTCTGATAAGCCCACGGCAGATAGGCGTTGGCGGAAAATAACGGCGTATGATGCCTTATACGGCGTTCTAAACATGGATGTTGCGGCTTGGTATGACACTTTATTTCCAGATACCGAGACCGCGCACACGATCAAGGAGATTCGAGATTCATTCTTTACTCACATAGGCTTGACGCAAGAGGTCACAGACCTTCCGAACGATGCCGTCAGCGTAACAAAGCAGATGGATTTCAAACAACTCACGGGCAAAACCGTTCTAAATGCCTTGTGTGAAATAAATGGTTGTTGGGGCAGAATAGACCGCTCCGGGACTTTCGTATATGTATTTCTCGATTCCCCAAGCGATCCACTCTATCCCGCGTTGACGCTTTTCCCGGCTGATGACATTTTCCCGAAGTATAAAGGCAACGCTGACCCGACAGAGATCGGAACGGGCGGGAAGTACATCTCCGCGAAATACGAGGACTATTATGTTCTGAACCCTTCTGGAGTACAAATCCGAACGGACAAGAACGATGTCGGTGTTACTGTCGGAAGTGGTGAGATTTGCGTCATTGAGGGGAATTTCCTCGCGTATGGACTAGATGCCGCAACTCTGACAACGATAGCAACGAACATTCTCGAAAAGATTGAACAGATTTATTTCGTTCCTGCTGAGATACAAGCGCAAGGGTTCCCGATGCTTGAGGTCGGTGACGCGATTATCCTCAATACGAGATATGCGAAAATCGAGACATACCTCTTCCAGAGGAAAATGAAAGGCATACAATCCTTGGTTGACGCATACACGGCGAAGGGGACGAAATCAACCAAGAAGAACCTCAACTCGACACAATCTCAGCTCATCAACACGAACGGCAAAATAAACGAGGTCAAGGCTGATTTAGTCACGGCAAAGAAGGTTATAGCAGACGAGATCGAGGCCGACAGAGCTCGCATCACATACATCGAAACGAATTATGTGACCACACAGACACTCGTTGCGAATTATGCGACAATCACGAGCCTCCAGACGGTTGACGGCAAAATCGACAATCTGACATCAATCGCGATCACTACTCAGAATCTATCGG